ATTGAGACTACAGAAACAAGTTTGAATCTTACTTACTCTTTACAATTTGTCAGAGTATCAGAATCAGAAGATTCAAGTGAAGATTTTTCTGCAACCATCACGGCAGGTATCGTAGAGCCAGATAGTTTGGTAGAGACAATTAACGTTCAGGATAATATACCAGACATAGGCATATTAGAGTTCTTGACAGGTATATTTAAAATGTTTAATTTAACTGCATTTATTGAAGATGATCCAAGCAGTGATGATTTTGGTAAAGTTGTTGTAAAAACATTAGACAGTTTTTATGCAGGTGGCACAAGTAGAGACATCACAGAGTTTGTAGATACAAGTGAGGGAGAAAGTAATTTTAGTGTCCCATTTAACGATATACAATTTAAGTTTGCTGATCCAAAAACGTTTGGTGCATTCTTTTTTGAGAAACTAAACAATAGACAGTTAGGAAGCGTAAAAGCAAGTTCAACATCAGGTAGTGGTCGTGATCCAAGATTGAATAGAGGACAAGATTACAGGGTAGAATTACCATTTGAAAAAATGTTTTTTGAAAAACTTACAGATGGTAACGACAATAGTGAAACAACAATAGGATTTGGATATTTTGTAGATGATAACCAAGCACCTGTGATAAATAAACCTCTGATGTTTTTTAGAGCAAACACAACAGGTACGGCAATACAGATGCAAGATGGAGGGGGTACAGGATCGCCGCTAAGTATTACTCAGTATAACAGAGCAAGTAATTTTAGAGTAGGTACACAAAGTGTGCTTATTGCAGTAAGCTCTGGAGAATCAAGTGCAGTAAGTTTTGAATATGTCAATCCATCTACTTTTGACACAGAAACAGTATCGGTAAGCCCAAACAGTTCTTCGACAGTCAATCCATTAGTTACTGGAAGTCTTTTAAGAACATCTACAGTATCAAATGAATCAAATGTTACAACTACATTTACGACACTTACGACAGGCAACACTTTAAATTTCAGTACAGAGATCAATCCTTTTGTAGCAACAGTTGAGGACAACAATACGCTGTTCTTAAATTTCTATAGCAAGTATATTAGGGATGTATTTAGCTACAACAGGAGATTGGTAAAAGTCAATGCTATTTTACCACAAAAGTTCTTGTTGCGTTATAAATTGTCTGATACTATTGTTATTAATAATACAGAGTTTTATATTAACAAGATTACAACAAACTTGCAAACAGGTAAAAGTAGTTTAGAATTATTAACCAAAGTAAATACAATATCATAATGATTATCCAAATATTAGATTTATTAAAATATGTAAGTGGGGAAACAGAAAACATTAAAATTGCACAGGGTAAATATAAACTACCTGATAACATAAAAGAAGGTTATAACTTATTAAAGAAACAAATAAAATGGGAATCAAGAAAACAATAAATGTTCAAGTCAGAGCAGATGAAGCAAAAGTAAATATTCAAAGATTAAATAGAGATTTTGCTGAAACAAGTGTTGAAGTAGAAAATTTAGAGAAAAAACTACAAGATTTAGAAAAACAACTTGAGAACACAAATGGTAAAACAGATGAGCAAATCAATGCAGGAGTAAAATTATTTGAACAAATCAGAAGAACAAAAGAACAAATAGATTTAGAAAAAAAATCCTTAATTGATATTAACAAACAAAAAGTTATTGAAAGGGGGCATATTGAAAAAGCGACAAAAGCTAGACAGGTAGGTACAATCAAAGCAGTCCAATTTAACGAGACATTACTTAAAAATAGAGAGATTTCAGCAGGTCTAAGTAGGGTTACTGGTGGACTGTCAACTCAAGTACAACAACTAGGTAGATTGTTTATATCTGTCGGTAAAGGTTTAAAAGGTTTTGTTTTAGGTTTGAATACTATGAAAAAAGCTCTTTTAGCAACAGGTATAGGTGCAGTTGCAGTTGGAGTTGGTCTATTGGTAGCAAACTTTGATAAAATAAAAGCAGTTATAACAGGAACAAATCCAGAATTAGAGAAACTAGAATCATCAACAGAAAAAATAGTAGAAAACACAAATTCTGAAATCGGTTTATTACAAAAAAGAAAAGAACTTTTAAAATTAAATGGAGAGGAAACAGAGGATATAAATAGATTACTAGAAGAAAAATTTGAATTACAAAAAGCAAATCTATTGATACTTTTAGATGAATTAGAAGCACAATTACAAATTGAAACAGAAAGAGCAAAAGAAGTAACTCTTTTAGAAAAAATTAAAACAGGGTTAAAATTTGCATTAAATACCGAAAAAGGTATAGCAGAAGCTTTGAAGTCTGTATCATCAGAAAATGAAAAAACATCAGAGTTACAAGAAAAAATAAATAAGACAAGAGGACAAATATTAGATACTGACATAAAACTTGCAAAACTTAATAAAGAAGCGACAGATGAAGAAGAAAAGCAACTAAAACTTTTAAATCAACAATTTGAAGCAGAACAAAAACTGTTATTACAAAAGGTACAAGATCAAATAGGTGCTGAAGAAGAAATAGGTAAAATAAGAAGAAGTTTTTTTAAGAAAAATTTAGAAGATCAAGCAGCACTTATAGAAATAGAGAGAGAGGAACAATTACAAAGAATAAAGGATAGTACGGCGAACGAGTTTTCAAAAAATCTTGCTATTGCAGAAGTAAATAAATTTTTTGATGATCAAAAACTTGCAAACGAAGAAAGATTGACTCAAGAAAGGTTATCACGAAAACAAAAAGAAAATCAAGAGGAAGAAAGACTAGAACAAGAAAAAAGAAGAATACAGAACGAAACTTTTGACAATGCAGTTAGATTAGCAGGTGAAGATAGTAAGTTAGGAAAAGCAATCCTTGTAGCAAAAACAATATTATCTGCAAAAGAAAATATTCTAAGGATAAAAGATTCAATAGCAAACGCAACAAAAGCAAGTACAGATGCAGTGTTAGATGGTGCAAAGTCTGGTAGTGCAGTTGCAAGAGGTGCTGCGGAAACTGCGAAGGTTGGTTTTCCACAAAATATACCTTTGTTATTAGCTTATGCGGCACAGGCAGTTGGTGTTATATCAGCAGTAAAACAAGCAGTAGGCAAAACAAAACAAGTAGCGAGCAGTGTTGGTGGTGGGGCAGGTATATCTGCAAACATTCAAGCACCTAGTGTAAGTACATCAGCACCATCGTTTAATATTGTAGGTTCTGATCCACAAACACAACTTGCAGAAGCAATAGGTCAACAAGAACAAAAACCAGTCAAAGCATTTGTAGTTGCAGGGGATGTATCAACTGCTCAAAGTTTGGACAGAAACATTATACAAGAAAGTTCATTGGGATAGACAAAAACGATTAATTATAACGATATATATTTATGAAGATAGTTGAATTGATCCTAGATGACAACGAAGATTTAACAGGTATCGAAGCAATAAGTATAGTAGAAAATCCTGCAATAGAAGAAGATTTTATTGCACTCAAAGGAGAGATACTCACACTCAAAGAAGTAGATAAAGAAAAGAAAATATTATTAGGTGCTTTACTTGTACCTAACAAACCTATCTATAGAAAAAATGGTGATGAGGAATACTATATTTATTTTTCAAGAGAAACTGTAAGAAAAGCATCACAAATATATTTACAAAAAGGCAACCAGAATAATTCTACATTGGAACACCAACATACAATTAAAGGTCTTTCACTAGTAGAAAGTTGGATCGTAGAAGATTCAAAAAAAGACAAGACTGCGTTATATGGTCTTGAATATCCTGTAGGTACTTGGGTTGGTGCAGTAAAAGTAAATAACGATCAGATCTGGGAGGAGTTTGTAAAAACAGGCAAAGTAAAAGGATTCTCAATAGAGGGTTATTTTGCAGAC